CTGCAATCACTGTATACAATACTGGTTCTTCATACACTTCTGCACCAACAGTTGCTATTGCTAAACCAAAACGCACTATTCCTACTTCTGGTGTTGCGATTGCTACTGAGCAAATCACTTATGCTGCACACGGCTTAACTGCTGCTGAAGAAGTTAAGTATTATAATGGTGGTAGCACTTCTATCACTGGTTTAACATCTGCTACTAGCTACTATGTTTCAGCTATCGGTCTTGCTGCAAATACATTCCGTCTTGCAGCTTCTGCTGGTGCTGCAGCTGGTCGTACTGCTCTTACTGGTTTTGCCATCTCTGGTACTGCTGGTCAGTTTACTTGCGATGCCACTACTCTAGCAGTTGGTGACCATATCGTATTCGGTGGTACTATCACTGGTACTGGTTCTATCACTAGCCACACTGCTGGTAAGATCTATGAAGTTTCTGCTGTTACTGGCACTTCACCAAACGTAACTGGTTTCACTATTACTCAAGAAGATGCATCTGCTGTTGTTTCTACTGCAGGTAACGGAACTGGCTTGACATTAACTCCATATACAATCGTTATGATTTCTGGTACTGGTAACAATGCTCAGTACTTTGAAATCCAAGCAACTGCTGATCAAGCAACTGCTACTGCTGCACTAGGTGATGGTGCTGTTGGTGGTTCACAGCATGCTGGTTGGGTTAAGCGTACTGTTGGTACTGGTGGTCGTGCTGGTCGTGTTCAGTATGAAACATTAGTTGCCATGGGTTCAATGACTGGTGACCAAGCTGACGATGTTCAGTTTAGAGATAGTTAATAAATACATGATGTAAGAGGGAGAGTTGTTCTCCCTCTCCTTTACAATGGAGTGACTGATGTTGGAAGTAGATACTATTAATAGTGAGATCGAGTTATTAAAAGCAGAACAAGCGAAGAAGATAGAACTTCTTCAGCAGTTACGTAACAATACTGCACAGTGTGAAGCAGAGATACATCATTTAAGTGGTGCTCTGGCAATGTGTGAAAAATTATTAACTATGAACACTGATAATGCTCGAAAAACTAAATGAAGGTAATTTTTTAGTCTATGCAATGCACCACTATGACAATCCACAATGTCATAGTCTGCAAGAGTTTGAGGAAGACATAAAGAAGTTTTTGTACCTAAAGAAATTATTGTCTAGGTATAAAAACAATGGCGAACTCAGAGAAAGACTAATCCTTAATCATATTATTGTTCTTTATAATATTTTTGGTGAATCAGCAACTCGTATGCTGTTCTATAAGATAGATGAATCGTGCTGGGATACGTTAATTACATTTTTAGTGTACCTTGACCGAATGCCAGAAACGATCCCAGAATTTAATATTGTGTTGTCTGATGTTATGTTGGACGAAACAATTATTTCAACACTTAGGAAAATTTAATGAGTCGCATTGTTGACAATTTAATTGCTTATCGAATCCTCAAAATGTTAGTGACTAACTTCGAGGACACACAAGCATTCAAACTAGGTATTATTGATAAGAATGGTAAGAACATTCGCAAAGCAAATACTTTGCAGACATCAACAGAGCGTAATGCTTATACTTACCTTAATCGTTTAGTCTTCAATGTTAAAAAGATTATCAATAGACTTCCAGGTGGTGAAAATAAAATGAAATCACTGGTTGCAGCACTATGGTTAGTGAAAGAACATTACGAATCAGGTAATCGTTCAACTGCAATGTTACAAGAAAAGTTTGACAACATCATGAATCTATTGGATAATCGAGTGTCGCTCGTTGAAGAAGAGATTATCGTTAAGAAGTTTCTTGAAGAAGACGGTATTGCCAATGTTACTGGTGCAGCTGTCTCTACAGATCAACCAAAGATTGGTCCAAAAGAAATTAAGAAGTACAAAGCTGGTCAAGCATCTACTATCGCAGGAATGATTCGTCGTCCGAAACCTGTAGGAGTTTAAAATGTGGATGTTAGCGTTTATACCTGATGCATTCTTAGCATGGATAATTAACACTATCTTAATTACTGGTATTGTTGGATTTCTTGCATCATTTTTCTTTGGTTATGTAGTTCGTTGGCTTCCAGCCATTGCACCTTATCACTTACTAATACAAGTGGTAAGTATTGTGCTTTTAGTTGCAGGTGTTTACTTTAAGGGTGGATACTCTGTTGAGATGGAGTGGAGAGCAAAAGTTGCGGAGTTAGAATCAAAAGTTGCTGTTGCTGAACAGAAATCTAAAGAAGCAAATACTCAAATACAAACAGTATATGTGGATAGAGTTAAAGTTGTAAAAGAAAAACAAATTGTTATTCAAGAAAAGTTAAAAACAGTTGAAGTTAAAATTGACGCAAACTGTAAAGTAGTTCCTGAAGCGATTGATATCCTAAATGACGCAGCAGCAGGAGTTAAGAAATGAAAAAACTCCTAATTGCTTTAACAGTATTATCACTAACTGGATGTGCTATGTTTCAAAAGCCAGTTCCAGTTAAAAGAAATTTTCCAGCAGTTCCAACTGAACTAATGGGAGCGTGTCCTGACTTGAAGAAAACTGAACCTACTGAGAAGTTAAGTGAAGTGTTAAAAGTCGTTGTGGACAACTACGGACAATATCATGAATGTAAAATTAAAGTTGATACTTGGGTTGAATGGTATAAAACACAAAAAGACATTTTTGAGAGTGTAAAATAAATGGAATCGCCAGAAAGAATCGCCAAGTTGGAAGCACAAATGGATGCCCTAAAGGAAGATGTTACTGAAGTAAAACACGACATCAAAGAGATTCACTCTCGTATCACAACATCTAATCGAGAGATCGTTGATAAAATTGACGATATGCAAACTCGCCTTGAGCATAAGATGCAAGCCAATGCTCAAATCTCTCAAGATCAACACGCTGAAATCAAGAAAGATGTCGTTGATGATTTAGAAAAAATGAACGGTAGAGTTGCAGCACTTGAGCAATGGAAATGGTATGTAATCGGTGGTGCAGCAGTTGCAGGTTTTATTCTCGGACATATCAACGAGATTGTAAAGTATATAAAATAAAACTTGCTTTGTAATGATAAGTAGGGTATAATTGTACTCTACTAGTGGAGATTTGTAATGTTATACATTGATGCAAAGTATGCCCAAATACTGGGTAGTCGCTTGCGAAACTTCAAACAAAAGAAAGACTATCTCTGGAACTATTCATGTCCAGTTTGTGGGGATAGCACATCTAATAAATTAAAGGCACGAGGTTACATCTATCGTGCAAAGGCAGATCTATTTGTAAAGTGTCACAACTGTGGTTACGGCACGAACATCGGCAATCTAATTAAGTATGTTGATACAAAGTTGTATGATGAGTATGTGCTTGAACGATATAAGTCTGGTGCAACAAGATACAATGACCACAAAGACATTGGTGACACACAAGTAGTTCTTGAGACAGAGCCAGAAGATTTACTGGAAGATGATATTCTCTCATCTCTCTCAAGACTAGATAAACTACCAGTGACACATCCAGCAGTCCAGTATGTAGTTAAAAGAAAGATTCCGAAGGACAAGTGGAGTCTCCTGTACTTTGCTCCAAAGTTTAAAGCATACACTAACTCAGTGACTGCCAAATTTCAAGAGCCAATACAAGACGAACACCCAAGGATGATTATTCCATTCTTTACTAATGCTGGTAAGTGTTTTGCTTATCAGGCTAGAGCGTATGGAAATGAAGAGCCTAAGTATTATACCATCAAGGTGGATGAGACTCAGGAAAAGATTTATGGACTTGAAAGGATTGATTATGCTAAAAGGATTCTCGTTGTTGAAGGACCAATTGACTCGCTGTTTCTACCAAATGCAGTGGCTGTTTCAGGAGCAAGTTTTGATACCCCTACTATTCGGAGTATTCTTGCTAATGCAACGATAGTAATGGACAATGAGCCAAGAAATAAAGACATTGTCAAACAGTTAGATAAGTATATCAATCTAGGTTATTCTGTCTGTATGTTTCCAGAACACATAGAACAGAAGGATGTGAATGAAATGATTTTACATGGCGGAATGACTGCCGATGAAATTACCGAAGTCATAAATACAAACACCTATTCTGGTATGGAAGCAAAATTGAAATTTAGTACATGGAAGAAAATATGAATGTTAGAATGGTAAGTTATAGTAAACCTTCGGAAGAGATGTTTAATGAGGGTTTAGTAGATGTGCAGGAGTTAGTTGCCTTTTGCGCACGAGTGAGTAATCCTAGCAACCAGTTCAACACAGAGACATCAGAGAAGTTAATTAAATATTTAATCAAACATCAGCATTGGTCACCACTAGAAATGGTCAGTGCGTGTTTGGAAATTGAAACTACTCGTGACATAGCAAGACAAATCTTGCGTCATCGTTCTTTCTCATTCCAAGAATTCAGTCAGCGATATGCTGATCCAACAAAAGACTTATCTTTCGTTCTTAGGGAAGCCCGACTTCAAGATACGAAGAATCGTCAAAATAGTGTTGAGAATACGAATCTAGCATTGGCTGCTTGGTGGGAAGAAAGACAGAAGCGAGTGATTGAAGAAGCGAAGAATGCTTATGAGTGGGCAATTACTAATGGTATTGCTAAAGAGCAAGCAAGAGCAGTACTCCCAGAAGGACTGACTGTCTCACGTTTATACATGAATGGTACATTGCGTAGCTGGATTCACTTTATTGAACTCCGTTCTGCAAATGGTACACAAAAGGAACACCAAGAAGTCGCACGACAATGCGCAAAGGTCATTGCTGAAGTATTTCCTTTGGCAAACGAATTAGTAAAACTATAATAATATTGGGGCAAGATATGGAAGAAATTGTGCATGGCATAAAGGTTGATTACACTCGTGATAATTTGTTTGATGAACTAGGTAGAATTAGATTAAAAGAAAGTTATATGAAGGACGATGAAGTGAGTCCGCAAGAAAGATTCGCTTTTGTTTCAAGTCAATTTGGGAGTAATCCAGAACATGCACAAAGGTTATACGAATACAGCAGCAAACATTGGTTGTCTTATTCTACTCCCATTCTTTCTTTTGGTCGTAGCAAGCGTGGCTTGCCTATATCATGTTTTCTTAATTATATTGAAGATACAGCGGAGGGTTTAGTTGATAATCTTAGTGAAACTAATTGGCTTTCTATGCTTGGTGGCGGTGTGGGGATTGGTTTTGGTATTCGTTCTGCGGATGACAAGAGCACTGGTGTTATGCCTCACCTTAAAATGTACGATGCGTCAAGTTTGGCATATCGCCAAGGTCGCACTCGTCGTGGCAGTTATGCTGCTTATCTCGATATCAGCCATCCAGATATTATTAATTTCTTAGAGATGCGCAAGCCGACAGGCGATCAAAACATGCGTACTCTTAACATGCATCATGGTATTAATATTCCAGATGCATTTATGAATATTATTGAACAGAGCATGATTGATCCAGAGTTTGATGACTCTTGGGATCTAGTTGATCCAGCATCGAATGAGATTCGTGAAACTGTATCAGCAAAAGAACTATGGCAACGCATTCTTGAGATGCGTATGCAAACAGGTGAACCATACCTGCATTTTATTGACGAATCAAATCGTAAAATGCCACAATGGTTAAAAGACAAGGGATTACAAATCAATCAAAGTAATCTCTGCTCTGAAATTATTTTACCAACAAATGAGAAACGCACAGCAGTATGTTGTTTGTCATCTTTGAACTTGGAATATTATGATGAATGGAAAGACGATCCGCAGTTCCTACGTGATGTTGCTGAAATGCTTGACAATGTTCTGCAGTATTTTATTGATCATGCTCCTTCCTCAATTAAGCGTGCAAAGTACTCAGCAACTCGTGAGAGAAGTATTGGTATTGGTGCGTTAGGTTGGCATGCATATCTACAGAAGAATAATCTTCCATGGGAATCATCATTGGCAGTTGGTAGAAACAAAAACATCTTCAAAAATATAAGAGAGAAATTAGATGTCGCTAATAAAGAATTGGGATTGGAACGTGGCGAAGCACCTGATGCAGTGGGCACTGGGAATCGTTTTAGTCATCTTATGGCTATTGCTCCCAATGCTTCTTCTTCCATTCTTATGGGCAACACTAGTCCTAGTATTGAACCTTATCGTGCCAATGCTTATCGCCAAGACACTCTATCGGGTTCTCACTTAAATAAAAATAAGTATCTTGATAAGGTCGTCACTGATTATGTTAATTCAAACCCTAAGGCAGATGCCCAAGAAATATGGAGTTCGATTATTGCGAATGACGGAAGCGTTCAGCATCTTGATTGGATGGAAGACTGGACAAAAGATGTCTTCAAGACTTCTATGGAAATTGACCAGCGTTGGGTGGTACAGCATGCAGCAGACCGCCAACCATGGATTGACCAAGCACAATCGTTAAATGTATTCTTCAGACCAGATAGTCATATCAAGTATATTCATGCTGTTCACTTCCAAGCATGGAAGACTGGATTGAAAACTATGTACTACTGCCGTAGTGATAAGATCGCCAAAGCAGACAAAGTATCAAAACGAATTGAACGAGAAATTATTAAAGAAATTAATCTCCACGATTTGGCTGAGGGTAATGAATGTTTGGCATGTGAGGGTTAATGGCACACATCGTTGCTAATTTACCACCAGTAAAGTGTTATGTTCGAAGAGAGTTTCTTTATGACTTCGAACGTGGACATGATGAACTTGAGCCGTGCTGGTGGATAAGTATAAAATCTTTAAGAGGGCAAGCATTCCGTATTGAGTCTTATCTTAATCAATATGGTGCATTGTATGACAAACTACCACTACATGCATATTGCTGGAAACCAATCGAAGGTGAACCACTACCATTAGATTATTTGCAGTTATGGGATTGTCTTTCATACGATATAACTATCATAAAGAAAGCACAACTCCAATCAATGAGATGTAAATTTAAATTAAAGAATGGAGAATGGATGTATGGTGTTTATCTTTTTACAGTTGATTCTGCTCATCCTGATTTTAACATTCTTGATACAGGGTTTTCTGAAGATGTCGAAGACCACAAGTCTTATAATTTCATTCAGTGTGATAATGGGCAGTTTGCTGCTCAGCCAAATAATCGCTTAATTATATTAGAACCAAGTAGTAATCCAAAACAACTAAAACAACCAGACTTTAAAGTTGCCACGAAAAGATGGTCTGTAGAAACAGATTCAAAATGGGCACTAGGATCAACTAACACAGTAATGTACGAGGAATAAAATGATAACAAAAACAAAAACAAGATTAACCGATACAAGAAACCATTTTAAACCATTTAACTATCCATGGGCATATGATGCTTGGTTGAAACATGAACAAGCACACTGGCTTCACTCAGAAGTACCAATGGCTGAGGATGTTAAAGACTGGAAAAAGAAATTAACAAATGAAGAAAAAACTTTTCTCACGAACATCTTCCGATTCTTTACTCAGGGAGACATTGATGTTGCTGGTGGCTATGTTAATAATTATCTGCCTTATTTCCCTCAACCTGAAGTAAGAATGATGTTGATGGGTTTTGCAGCAAGAGAAGCACTACACATTGCTGCATACTCTCATCTGATTGAAACTCTTGGGTTACCTGAATCAACTTACAATCAATTCCTAGAGTATCAGGAGATGAAGGATAAACATGACTATGTACTTGATCTTTCTAGTCGCAATGGTACTGTCGCTAGTACTGCTGAGCATATTGCTGTTTTCAGTGCCTTTACTGAAGGCATGCAGTTGTTTAGTTCTTTTATCATGTTGCTTAATTTTCCTCGTCACGGCATGATGAAAGGTATGGGTCAAATTGTTACTTGGTCTATTGCCGATGAAACAATCCATGCTGAGTCAATGATTAAGTTGTTCCGTGAGTATATTAAAGAGAATCCTGAGATCTGGAATGATGAATTGAAGAGCAAGATCTACTCTATTGCTGAGAAGATGGTAGAGTTAGAAGATAAGTTTATTGATCTTTGCTATCAAGATGGTGACATGCGTGAACTATCTGCAGCTGATGTTAAACAGTACATTCGTTATATCGCAGATCGTCGTCTAATTTCTCTTGGTATGAAAGGTATCTTTAAAGTTAAAAAGAATCCATTACCATGGGTTGAAGAAATGATCAATGCACCAGTGCATGGTAACTTCTTTGAGAATCGTGTGACTGATTATGCCAAAGGTGCATTGTCTGGTGACTGGGGTGATGTATGGGGTAAAGCAGCGTGATAGAGTTAATATATCTGTTGGTAATGACACACATTACCATTGTTTGCGTCACTTTGTATTTACATAGAGGACAAACACATAGAGGTTTAGAGTTTAACTCTGGACTATCACACTTTATGAGATTCTGGTTGTGGTTAACAACTGGAATGATAACAAAAGAATGGGTTGCAATACATCGTAAACATCATCAGAACTCTGATAAAGAAGGAGATCCTCATAGTCCTCACAATGAAGGTATCTGGTTTGTTTTATTTGCTGGAGTTTCTTGTTATGTTCAATCAGCAAGAGATAAAGAAATGATTCAGAAGTATGGTGTTGGTACTCCAGATGACTGGATGGAAAGAAATGTTTATTCAAAATTTCCATATGCTGGAATTGTTTTAATGTTAGCAATTAGTTTAATGCTGTTTGGTTGGTGGGGAATTTGGTTCTGGGCAATTCAAATGGTATGGATTCCATTTTGGGCAGCAGGTGTTGTGAATGGTGTTGGACACTATTACGGATACAGAAATTATGATAGTAAAGATAAATCAACTAATATAGTCCCATGGGGAATTATTATTGGTGGTGAAGAACTACATAACAATCATCATGGAGATCCAGCAAATCCAAAACTAAGTAGAAAGCCACTAGAGTTTGATATGGGTTGGATGTGGTTTACAGTTTTTAATAAACTAGGAATAGCAAGGGTAAGACAGCATGACAACTAAACACTTTGAATGCGAAGAATGTGGTGCGCAAGGAAAGATTATTGTTAAGGGTGATGACCACAGACTAGAAGATATTGTCTACTGTCCAGTGTGTTCAGGAGACATTTATGAAGAGGAGGACTTTGACGAGGAGGAATAAATAGTCTACTATGTGGACTTATAATAATTCAATCGTTGAAGAACTACCTGATGACTGTGTTGGCTTTGTTTATTTAATTACGAACAAAGCCACTAGTCGTATGTATGTAGGTAAGAAATTGGCAAAGTTTGCCAAAACTACATACAAGATGGTCAAACAGAAAAACGGAACTAAGAAACGTAAAAAGATTCGCAGCAAAATAGATTCTGATTGGCTAGAGTATTATGGTTCGAGTATAGAACTAAATAAAGATGTGGAGTCTCTCGGCAAAGACAACTTTGTTCGTGAGATTCTTTTCTTTTGTAAATCCAAAGCTGAATGTTCTTACATAGAAGCACGAGAACAGTTTGCACGAAAGGTGTTAGAGTCAGACGACTATTACAACGGACAGATATCTGTTCGTGTTCATGGCTCTCATATTAAAAACAAACTATGACATATTTACTTTTTACAGTTGCACTATCATTGTCGGCTCTTGCTGCATATTACGCAGTGATGGGTCTCATCGCAATTTTTGCTGCAGCTGTAGTACCGATTGCTCTTATGGGTTCATTGCTTGAAGCATCGAAACTCGTAGTTGCATCATGGCTCTATCGAAATTGGAAAGAAATTCCAAAATTGATGAAGTCATACTTTGTAGTTGCCCTAGTTGTATTAATGATGTTGACATCGATGGGCATTTTCGGATTCTTATCAAAGGCACATTTAGATCAAGCAATTCCTACGGGAGATGTTCAATCTAAATTAGCATTACTTGATGAGAAGATTAAAACAGAAAAGGAAAATATCAATGCAAGTCGTAAAGAACTTACTCAACTCGATGCTCAAGTTGATCAAACCATCGCAAGAACCACAGAAGCCAGTGGAACAGACAGAGCAATTGCCATCCGTAGAGGACAGCAAAAAGACAGAGCCAGAATCCTCAACGAAATCGGTGCAGCGCAAGCCAAGATCGCCAAGTACAACGAAGAGCGTGCGCCAATCGCCAGCGAAGTCAGGAAAGTCGAAGCAGAAGTAGGACCAATTAAGTATATTGCTGCATTGATATATGGTGACGAAAGTGCGAAAGATACAACCATGCTTGAGAAAGCAGTTCGTATCGTCACCATTCTCATTGTTATCGTATTTGATCCATTGGCAGTTCTTTTATTAATTGCAGCAAACTGGAATCTTAAACACACTGGTGGAAGAAGATGGAATGACTTCTTTGAGAAACCACCTGCTGAAGATTTTCCAGAAACAAAAGAAATAAGACTTAATGACGAAATAAAAGTCGATGAACCAAGCACAACTCCTGTGTTTGATCATATGACAGAACATTTGTCAAAGGAAGAGGTTAAACCAGTCGAAGAACAAGAAACGACAGTTGTTCCAGAAGAAATTAAAAAAGAAGTAAACGAGTTGTTAGAGTCTGAAATTCCAGAAATCCAAGTAGATGAACCTACAAAAGACTGGGAACCAGAGTTATACAATCGAAAACAACTTGGTCGTCATATGGAAGAAACAGGACAAAAACCACCGAAAGCACAATCGTTCTTGAATAGAGTCCAGAGTGTGTTTTCATCCCCTAGTGTGAAAACTATCGAAAAAGAAGTTGACGAATTGCAAAAGAAATAACACTTAGTTCCTAAATAAAATCGATGTGAGTTTCATTTCTTGATGTAAAATTCCGCATAATTACAATAACTAAAGGTTTTAAAAATGATTAAAAAGATCGCTACAGCGGTGCTTTTTGTCATGTATTTGTCCCCTGCGATGGCTCAACCTATCGTGACTGATTCGACTAGTAGATCTACAACTGATTCTACTTCAAATAGCACAACAACAGTAAAATCCCCTCCACCAACAGCAGTGGCTCCAGCAATCACGATTATTAATAGTGATGTTTGCGCTGTAGCTGTATCTGGTGCAACTCAAACTCAAATTCTTGGTATCTCCTTTGGTGCCACTATGACTGATAAGAATTGCGAAAGATTAAAGTTAGCTCGTTCCACATATGATATGGGTATGAAGGTAGCAGCAGTTGCTATTATGTGCCAAGATGAAAGAGTTTTTACAGCAATGATGAATGCTGGAACACCATGTCCAGTAGATGGTAAAATTGGTGAGCAAGCCAAGAAAATTTGGGAAGACAATCCTGATCGTCAACCTCAAAAAGTTAAGAGTAAGGACTAACTCATGAAGTTGGTTGCTGTTTTTGCTGCGTTTTTAATAGCAGGACTTGGTTCTTGCGTAGTCAACGCACAAACACCAATCACATCACCAAATCTAATCACAAATCCTACATTCGTGGGAACTACTGGTTGGACTACTACTGGTGGTGTTGGTGGTAATGGTCCAACACATCCTGCTGCACCAGCAAATGGTGCTGGTTATACTTTTACTTACTCACAAGGTACTATTGCTCAAACTTATGCAATCAATCAAGCATTAGCAAATGTTGGCGCAGGTGTTCAGATTGCTGGATTTGATTATGGTTTTAAGTATCGTTTCGGATGCGCCAACAGCATTGGGGGATATTGTGAAAACCCAGCTGGTCTACAAGATACCTTAAACGCAACAAGCACTATCACTAGCAATACTGGAGCCACTCTTTATACAAGATACTATGCTCTTGGAGCAAATGCTCCAGCTCCATACTCTGCTACATTCTCTAGCGTAGATACTCAACAAAGATTCAGTGCTGCTCTACCTGTAGAGAATCTTGGCAACTTTAGAATTTCATTTACTGGTATGGACGCAGGATTCTGGGGTGGTAACTATGGACCAACCATTAAAGATGTATATTCAAAAGCAGTATATACAGTTGACCCGTGCGCAGGCAATCCAGCATATTCACCATCGTGTCCAGGATATAACACAGCAGTAACCAGTCCTAATTTATTAACTGGAATGACTGGAACACAAGCGTATGCTATCAACCAAGCATTAGCAAATGTAGGTGCTGGTGCGATGATACATGGATTTAATTATGGATATGACTACAGCGTAGCTGGAAGAACATGTTCCTTTCTTGATTTGTTTGGTTTTTGTCTGTCGGGCTGGAACTATTCAGATGCAGGAGTTGCCACTGTTATTACAGACAGTAATAATTCTACTATCTACAGTTCATCTAATACACACAATGGTGGTGATAATGGAACTTTTGGAACATATAGTAAACAATTTAGATTTGGAACTTCCAGACAAATAACTACACTTGGTGGCTTTGCTATGGCACCATGGACTAGTGGAAATGCCAGCATAACAAATATGTATAGCAATGCGGTATATACAGCAGATCCTTGTCTAGATCCTTTATCTTCACCATCATGTTCAGGTTATGCTGCAGCATATTTCACTCAACAGTGTACTGCTAATCCTCTGTATAATTCTGCATGTCCTGGATACGCACAAGCATATTTTACTCAACAATGTACTGTCAATGCAATGTTTGATCCTGCATGTCCTGGATACGCATCGGCATATCTAACATATCAATGTTCAATCAATCCACTGTTTAGTACTACTTGTGTTGGATACGCACAAGCGTATCATGATCAACAGTGTTCTATAAATCCTTTACATTCCACTACTTGCACTGGATATGCTTCAGCCTATCATAATCAACAGTGTACTGCTAATCCTCTTTACTCTACAACATGTACTGGATATGCTGAAGCATATAAAGCACAACAATGTTCATTAGATGGATTGTATGATAGAACTTGTACAAACTATGCAGACGCATATGCTAGAAAATATGTAATAGGTATTCCATCTTCTGGAACAATAAGCTATGGACCAGCTGATTCAAGATGCACAGTTGGTTGTGACACATCCAATACCCTAAACACAAATGCTGGACCAGCTACATCAGGCTATTCTGGTCCAGGTGCCACTAATGTATCAACAACACAGCCAGTAACTTCGATTAGTAACTCAGGACAAATTTCTACTGGTGTTGCTGTTACTAATGATAGTAACGTGAACGCTGTAATTGCAACTCCAAAAATGGATGGACCAGCTGCATCTACTGGCAATAGTCCTGTTGCCTCATCAATGAATTCGCCTGGACCAGCTGCATCAGGATCTTCAACCCAATTTGCTGGATCTTGGCAAGGATATCTAAAAGATTCCTGACTAAAAAACGCAAATCCAATTGGAACAAGTAACAAA